CCTGAAGAATTCATGTCAAAACTTTCTTCAGCTTTGGCTGCACATTTGAAAACTCAAAACCCGATTTTCTCCAAGCCAACAAACAAGGACGGATCGAAGAGAAAAGGTATTTATCGCCTCAAACGGACTGCCTCTGCTCCGGTTGTTCCTATTCCTAAAGTTACCATTGAGAATGTGTCAACGAATTTCTTTGGCAAAGGCGGTGAATTTGCAGTTGCCTCCGAACTTCTTTTCCTCGGCTATAACGTTTCAATGATGGCTGTTGATGAAGGTGTTGACTTAATCACCGAGAAGGACGGCAAATTCAACTATGTCCAAGTGAAGACAACAGTAGTGGAAGAAGGCACCCATTCCTTCAGCTTTAAAGTGCCAGAAAAACAATTCACAAACAACCTGCCCTACTCTCCGTACTATGTTTTTGTTATGCGAGACGGTCATCACTCTTCGTATGCCGTCATTCCCTCTGACCACCTCTCGCTACTGAGAGCTCAACAGATTATCAAGGGACGAGATCTCTCAATCGTCATCACTCGGGATGCCAGGCGAAGGGAATACAAACTCAATGGACAAGACATCAATATTTTTATTGGAGCTTTTAACAAAATCTAGAAAAACCGCTCTTCGCATTCCTAATCAAACCGACGACATGCGACACATATCAACGCAAGGACATTTATAAAGATGACAGGAGAAGTTATGACATCAACTTTATTGCTTGGTTGTTCCCAGCCAGCATTTTTCAACGGTCTTCTAGAAAACGCCATCTCGGGAGCATACCAAGACCTAAATTCTTTTCCTGAGGATTTCTTTGATGTCAAAATAAGGATAACTGGAGCTGACTTTAGGTCGTCAATAAACGGAGATGTCGCAAAAGCATTATGGGAGTTCGAAAAAAACCTCCGGCGAGCTGTAGCTCAGGCGTTGCACGACTCCAGTAGCATTAACTCTCTTACCAAGGAAGAGAGACAAGAATCTTCCTTAAATTTTACTGTCAGCCCCGGAAGTTCGGTTATAAAGACGTGCTTAAAAACCTTGGCGAAATCGTTTGGAAAGGCGTTCGTGAATATGGATGACAGAGGAAAAGTTGCAGTATGCGTCATTATCGGTCTAACGATTTGGGGCTTGGGCACTGCGTGGTTTGACAAGGATGCAAAGATGGCTGAAATACAAGCTAAAGTTCAAATGAACTCTGAAGAAAACATACTGAAAGCCTTCCAGTACGCTCAGCAATTTCAAGAAGCCTATAAAGAATCGTCTGATGCAATAGCAAAATCAGTCCCAACCGCCGACTCCGTCCAGATAAATAACCAACACTACTCGCATTCAGATATTGAGAAACTCAACGAACGTCCTCCAAGATCTCAACCTGAGTTTGACACCTTCTCAGGGGTTTACCAGGTTGATGGGATAGACAGGCTTTCAGGTAACAATTCTTTTAAGGTGAAGCTCAAAGATACGATTACTGGACAGGCCATTGCTGCAATACTCTCACCGGACCGTGGCTTATTTTCTGACCTTAATCTTGAAACTAACGCAGCCGATATTGGGAAGTACATTCAAGATAATACTAAAGTCGATGTAACCATTCTAAGCAAAGACACAAAATCGAGTAACACTCTATACATCTTAGACATAACACCTGCAAAAGACGATAGTAAAGAAGAAAACAAAAAAGAGCCATAACAATTAAAACCTCGAAGAGCCGCCTCCGGGCGGTTTTTTATTGCCGCGAAAGCGGCTTTTTTGTTGCCTAAAAAATACAGGTATGGAAAATACTTAGCCGCCAGCTATGTAAATATTAGCTGTATGGCCTTTACTTTTGCTTAGCCACGGGCTAATATACATTCATCAATCAATCGTTCTTTAAAAGTCCTTCTGAAGATTGTCAGGAAGGAATAGCTCCTAAAGCTGAGTAAACCGAAAGGCCAAGGAGCGACCAGGCGGCAAGTGAATTGCGCCTAAGCATGGGGATCGAAAGTGAACCAGCGGCAGAGAGAAAGCCAAAAGGATTGTGACGTTTAAGTCGTCAGGTACAAGTAGGGGCCGTTCAGCAAAGACAGTTCACAAACATAAGCGCCTTCTTTGTCACTCACCCAAAGACGAACGATCTTTAACTTGGAGGGCGCTTCTGTTTTCTACAGGAGAGAAAAAATGCTTTTAACAGTTAAGCGCGTTGTCCCTCGAGCTTATGAGATTTACTACAAGGGTCAAAACATCATCAGCTTAATTAGACCGAAGCATAATGACTGGCGCTTTTCCGGATTCTTTATGAAAGAACAAGACAAGGTAAACGATTTGTTATTGGCAAACGTTTTCGGCCAGAGTTTCCGGACAAAAAGACGAGCTCTCATCGAGCTGGAGGTCATTTTTGCAAGATTTGAATCGCTGCTAGCAGAGTCAATAAGTTGAGTTGTTAAATGAACAAAGAAATTTCCATCCTTTCGCAAACATATAAGGTGCTCAGCAATGCGGCTCCTCCTCAGGGCGAGACAGCCGCACGCGAGTTCTACGAAGGTCTGAAAGCTCTTGAGTACGCAGTCTGGTGCCTAGAAAACTCTCAGGAAGTTGCTATGGGTTCACCCAAACAGGTGACACGAATCTTCCCAGAGTTTTATATTGTGGAGCGGTCTGAGGAGGTACATACTTTCCTTCAAGAATTCGGACATTGGTTATCTCAGGAACCTCGAAGTACTTAAGAGAATGAGGCTCTCCGGAAAGGCTCCCTCCCTCAGTCTGCAAGCCCATCAATTTGTTTTTGCCAAGGATGTATGGCGATACAACCCGATACTGTCCATGGTAAATAAAAGACACTGCCTTTCGTGCTTTCAACGCTTCAAGCAAAGTTTCATAAGCAAACATCTTTTCCTCCATTGGTTAATTGAGTGTTGACAAATTAATTATCCCGCGGAGGTGACGGCTCGGAAAGACGAGCACTTCAGACCATCTTCATAAGCTCCCCAGGCTTTTACCAATAACTGTTAGTTCCAGTTCAGCGTTGAGGGGAGCTTTTGAATGTGGTCTTTTTTACATAGTTTTATAGGAGAGAAAAATGATCTTATTACCGGACGAGCAAAAACAGATTTTTGACGAAGTTGTTGATGACATCTTGACGGAAAGGGGTTCTGCAAGCTGTCTCACTGATGCTCTTGCGTATGCAGAGCGTGCTGTGGTGTCCGCCCTGCTCTATGGAAAGAAAGAGGTGACACTTGACCTAGCTCATGTAGTTTCAACCGCTGAAGCTCAGAAGGAAGTTAAAACGCTTTTCAAAGAGTATGCGTTGAATTCCATCGGTGATCTGGCAATAGAAGCGAT